CATGTTAATATTGTACAGTTGATCGATCACGTTGAGTATAAAGAATACCAACAGGAATTAAAATACTTGTTAGAGACCACAGGCAGGTTAACGTATATGAGGAATTTAATACTCAAAGTTAACGACACAGGGAATACCTTGGTGCTAGTAGATCGAGTAGCAACAGGTAAATTATTAGTAGAATATTTAGGTGATAAGGCGGTATTTGTAAGTGGAGCAACTAAAGGAACAAAACGGCAAGAAGAATACGACGCTGTGGCGACTGCTACTGGCAAGATTATTGTGGCGACTTACGGTGTGGCCGCAGTGGGTATTAATATCCCTCGTATTTTTAATCTGGTTCTGGTGGAACCCGGAAAGAGCTTTGTTAGGGTTATACAAAGCATTGGACGAGGTATACGAAAAGCTGTAGACAAGGACCACGTAGAGATCTGGGATATAACCAGCACCTGCAAATTTGCAAAAAGACATTTGACACAGAGGAAAAAGTTTTACACAGAAGCTAAATATAATTATTCTCTGGAGAAAGTTGAATGGCAATAGAATTTTTAGGTAACAAATATACTAAATGGTACAATGCAATCATTAGTAAGGCATTAACGAGAGAACCCCGAGGGTACAATGAAAAACATCATATTATTCCTCGTAGTCTAAATGGTAGTGACAATTCTGATAATATAGTAAAATTAACAGCAAGAGAACATTTTGTCTGTCATTTATTATTAGTTAAGATGACAACTGGGTACCATAATAATTTAATGAAATTTGCTGTAGGAAAATTTATTCAGACTGCACCTGGCCAAAAAAGAATATTTACGTCGTGGGAATATAAAAAGATTAGAGAAACGATCTCCGAGGCAAGGACCGGCAAAAAGCACTCTGAGTCTACTAGAAAAAAAATGTCAGATAAGCGCAAAGGTCAAATTCCTTGGAATAAAGGCATTACAGGAATTGTACATTCGGAAGAATCTAACAGAAAACGATCACTAACTATAAAAGGTAGAAAAATGTCAGCTGACTTTTGTAAAAAAGTCAGCGAGGGGAAAAAAGGGCATAAATCCGGAATGACCGGCAAACAACACAACGAAGAAACAAAAATAAAGATGAGCAAAAGTATGAGAGGCCCAAAAGGCTCCCAGACACGTATAGATGAATGCCCGCATTGTTTTTTAAAAACAGTAACATACAGGCATGTTAAATTTTGTAAAATAAAAACATAGAGAAGGTAGAATGGCAGTAAACAAATTAATTGTATGTGGCGACAGTTTCTCCGCACCAAGCAAGGAATTGCCGGGAACAGCCTTTGGCGAAGTGTTGGCTGAAAAGTTGGGATGGGAAGTAGAAATACTTGCACGTCAAGGATGCAGTAACGGTGGAATACGTGTACAAATAGACGAAGTGATTCGCCAACGTCCCGCATTTGCAATTATAGGCCCTACCTTTCATGATCGTATAGAAATACCTGCAGGAGCAGCACCCTATGTGGCTCCAGCGAACGAAAACAAAGGCTGGGCCAGTGACTTGCAAAAGCATTTACAAAAGAATCACGGTATTGGATACGATCCTGCCGCTGGTATAGATAATGTAAATTATGGCAATAACAATTATAGAATGATTTGCGAGACTATCTTTAGTCTGGTAGAAGGCTACGATCATCCCTATCGCAGTGGCAAAATTGATAAAGCAACACAAGCGGCAGTAAAGCAATATATCAATCACTTGTATGATAGTCAATGGAAACTACAACAAGACAAGTGGATTATTCGTGATGGCATTATGCAATTGTTTTATGCAGGAATTCCTTTCTTGTTAGTTGCCAACACTATTTGGAACAGTCATGATGTACGTGAGGCATTTCCCTCGGTATTGCCCGATCACTATTTAACCATGGACTTTAAACAAACGCCTGCGTATGCGAGTAATGAGTGGGAACTGCCTAACAAAATGAAAGATCCCGGGTATCATACACTTCCCGAAGGACAAGTTTATCTAGCCGACACTTACTACAAATTAATAAAAGAAGTATGGCACCTGTAAAAGCTCTTTGTGTTGTAGCGCATCCTGATGATTGTGTTATATTTGCCCGCCCCTTTATTGATAACTTTCCCTCGTGGCACTGGCATATTGTATACCTAACTTATACCAGCACAGATCCACGTGCAAGAGAAATGCGAGCTTATTGGGATGAGAGAAATATTACAACAGATTTTCTAGGATTCCAAGATGATTATGCAGATCAACTGGCCGGTGAGTTAAAAACCTGGAGCAGTTTAGATGCTGCAAATAGTATCTCGCTTGCTATAACCCAATTTGCCCCAGACTTAATACTGACACATTATGAAGATGGCGACTATGGGCACATACATCACAAGTTTGTGAATCAAACAGTACACATGAATAATTCTATCGCAAAGGTTTACTTTGCCAGCACTTTCAACTATAATATAGAATACTTTGCACGGGAAGCATTAGACTTAGCTCGGTTTCCCTTGCATGCCGAAGTTATCGCCGGGTTTCAGTACCGAGACCATGGCAGGTATATACTGACGCCAGAAGCAGAAAAATTAATAAATGAGAATACTAACACTTGACAATACCTCCTACGCAATGGATCAAATACCCAATGAGGTTGACGAAATACGTTTTTGCGTATTAGATAACAGTAATCCCAAAGATCCTGATTATTTTTATGTGCCTTTAATATTTTTAGAAAGTTTTAATAGTCCAGCATTGGTATTGCGTATTGGCGAATATACTCTTAAAATGCCAGTGGGATGGCAATTGTTAATTGGTGAGCCAGACTTTGGTGATCTTGAAGTGGTGCCATTAACCAGTATAAATGATCGTGGATTTAATGTGTTTTGTTTTAATCCCTTGACAAGTTTTAGGCCTGAGTTCTATACAGTAGAAATTGTAGACATATACCAAGATGTCAAGTGGTACTTTCCCAAACTAAAGAGTGGCCAACTATTGGCAGTGCCACTAAGTGATGGTCCTAAGCCACTATGCGCCTATTTTATTAAAGACCTTAGCAGACAAAGCGAGGTCATTGATTACAGTAAGGTTTGGTAGCATGAGTGATATATTCGAAAGCCCAGACAAAGGTAAAACTATTTACAGAAGAATGACGGGAACCACCAAACGTGAGTTGTACAGTGATATAATGAGTGATGGTAAAACATTTCATGAACAACTAATAGAAGATCAAATGTGGGGACAGATACGCAGAATGGCTCGGCATGATGAAGGCTTGCAAGAACTACTAGACCGTGCTATAGTATACTATAATCTAAAGAAAGATCATGATAGATAAATTAAACATTGGATACGAGATGGCCATGTTCGACACCAAGAATCGCAAGTTCTTTGATGACTTAACCGAAGATGAGCGTAAAAAGTTCTCGCCATTTTTAATGATACGGTTTGGCAGTTTAGTTGAAGGTGATCCAGATCTTCAGGCATACTACTTAATGAGTACTAATGAGCGTTTAAATAAACATTTCTTTGATATAAGCGCCACCCAACATAAAAAGTTTCAATGGTTACTTGCAAGTACAGTAAGTCCAGGCATGGGCAAACAGTCACACAAGTGGTTGGCGGCAAAGAAAAAAGAAGGCAACAATAACAAAGCAGAAAAATTTTTGCGTAACATATACCCAGAGTTAAAGGATGATGAAATTAAACTATTAGCAGAGCTAAATGATAAAAAAAGTTTAAAAGAATTAGCAAAAGCACATGGATATACAGATGAACAACTTAAAAAAGAATTATAATCTAGTAGTCAATGGTTGCAGTTATATGGAAGTATATGCTCGTGGCCAGGGGCATGTAGATTTAGCAAACAGATTAAATATTACCAATACTGAATCATTGTCCATTGGCGGCAGTGCTAACAGTAGAATTATACGTACAACATTAAAACACAGTTATACCGCAACTCCAACCTTGTACGTTATTGGATTAACCTTTGTAAGTAGAGACGAATTGCCAATTCTCAAAGTACCAGACGAAGATCAATTTGAAGGACGTTGGGTAAATCCTCAAAATCAAGACTATGCTGATAGATATGAACACTATTGGAACCGTAGTGAAAGCGAGAAGTTTGTTCGTTTTTAACAAATGACCGAAGTTTACAGTTTACCTGACAGAACTGAAGACTTGATGTATAGAGTGTTGTCTATGATTGATAGTCTACACTCAAGAGGCCATGAGTGCGTGGTATATCAACAAGCCGATGATGGGTATTTTTGTTGGCTTAATAATCCAAAACTACAGTTATTTAAAAATAATCCCAATATTATTGGAGACTTTAAATGGCGAGCAGTGCCTTATCAGCATGCCAATGGTGTTATTGCTCGCCCCGATGAAGGCACCGGGAATTTTATTGGTCCACAATCAGTACCTGATGATATAAAGCACCCTCCAGCAGGACAACATCATGTACTAAACGAATACCTATACAACTATATTAACAATAATTTGGCATGAAGTTTTTATTAAATGGTTGTAGCTTTTGTGCCAATTACTATTTGGCTAGACACTTGGCCAATCAGCTGGGATTTACTGAATTTGAAACTATAGCCAAAGGCGGGCGCAGTAATAGACAACTGATACGTAGCACACTAGAGTACGTAGAACGTAACCCTGTGGATTTTGTACTAATCGGACTTACATTTTGGGACAGATTTGAAGGTGCCTTTCTAGAACCCCAACTAGATCTAGACAATTGGGTCAACTACAGAAAGCAAGGAACACAAAGCGGATATATTCCACAAGAGCCAAAGTTTAATAACAACAAAACCAATCATGATATAGACCGATATATTGGTACAAGATACGAATACGAGATCAATTTAAAAACAATTGATCAACAAATGTGTGATTTGGTTATGTTCACTGCTTATTTGACAAGTAAAAATATAAAGTATTGTATCTATAACTCTTGCGAGACCAATTATGGAGTATATTTTGATACCGTGAGTCCTCTTTATCGCAAATTAATAGAAAACAAACCCGGAATAGTCCCACTGGATAAGTTTATTTCCAATTTGTTTCTATTAGAAAATAAAGCAACTTGGAATTCGGTTGAAGATCAGTGGCCCCCACACGCCAAACATTATGATGGTGAGCACTATATACATCTTAACAATTATCTGTTACAATACATTACACAGAATAATTTAACATGAGCGAACAGTTTAACTGCAAATATTGTGAAAAGCCTTTTAGAAAAGAAACAACCCTATTGGCGCACCTCTGTGAGGCCAAGCGTCGCTATATGCAACGAGATGAAACAGGCGTACAGTGGGGCCTTAAAGCGTATCTCAGATTCTATGAATTTACACAAGGCAGTGCTCGGCTCAAATCTTACGAGGATTTTGCTAAGAGTCCTTATTATAATGCCTTTGTTAAATTTGGTAGGTATTGCGTCAATATCCGCTGCATTAATTTTATTACTTTTACGGATTGGCTTTTAAAGAACAATAAGAAATTAGATCACTGGTGCAGTGACAAGTTATATACCGAGTGGCTATTAGAGTATATAAAACGAGAAGCAACACAAGATGCATTAGAACGTGCACTTACAGAAATGACAGAGTATGCAGAGGCACATCCAGAACTTAAAAACG